CTTGACTACATGACTCATTATCCCAACGCAACTTATACTTTGTCCAAATGGACTCGGTTTTATGGCATTACCCTGCCGTTGCGGTGAACATCGAAATTACAAACACAGTAATTCTGGTGCACACGGGTCCCATGAGTGGGAGCCACCAAGGGCCAAAGCCCAAAATTATGGTGACATAAACGTTGCCTAATTTTACATACGTCAAGGCAACCTGGACGCTTCCAACATATTCTTACTGGATTTGACCATAACTTAGGTAGCAGTCTTGGGCTGCATTTCATGGACCCAAACAAGCCGATTCAACGACGGTGTCCCTTATGGCCCAACTTATGCGAAATGTTTGCGCGCGACAACTGGCGCTCACGATTCGGCCCGTAATCAATGCCAGTGGCACGGACTCCGGGAAGGTCATGTCGCTCAGGACGACGACCAACATAAGAGGGGGGTAAGATCGCGCCATGCCCCTTATGCCGATGACGCTCTTCGGCAATAGGGGTAGGCGGGGGCACCGGCTGGCCAACAGGCGTCGATTTCCCGTCACGACGGAAAAACGCTCCAACCGCATCAACAGCATGCGGCAAAAGAATCGGCACGGCCCATCTCAATACTGAAAGCATAGCTTGCAGGATGAAACCCCAACTGTTTGTGTTCGATGGGGCAGCCTGGGGCAATTGGCTGATAAGGGTGTGATAAACGGCGACAACTAGCCGGTCATCAGGAGGGGGCAAGTCAACAAATGGTACATATGATGAGGTCGGGTCTGGTATGCTTTCGAAGACCCCAACACTCTTAACATGTAATGAAGCGGCAGCTGGCAGCGAAGTAAACAAAATGACTGTAGTCTGGGCGTCGTCAAGCCCAAATGATGCAGCAGGTGGTAAAACCACACCCTGCACCGGGTCCAATTTGAAAGCTTCATACGCCAACGAGACAAACTGCGTCAAAGAGGCGGTGCCAACATCAGCGGCCGTAGTGACACCACTGTTGAATGGGAAACCATATTTCAACTCGAAAATTTGGTCACACATTTTACTATTGCCCATACCGGGGGGCGCCCCAATAAAATCCGCGGCTGGAGTGAAAAACCCCGCAACCGTGTCCTCCATAGGTGGAGTGGCAGAACCGGCCAACTTCGACACATATTGCAGTGAAGAAGCAGGCGCTGGTTCAACCCAGGCTAAATTATTCATGCGTGTCGGCACATACACGCCTTCACGCGCAGGTAACACGACACAGCCTGGGTTCATGGCGAGCATCGTAGACTGTTCAACAGGTATACGGAAAACGCCACGCGCCATTGGAAAGGACAATACCGGCAAAGCGCCCGCGACAACAGTGGATTGATAGATCAATGTTGTGTCCATTGTTTGCGCGGCGAATGGATAGACGGTAGCACTGCTCTGGTCATAGGTGTTGAGCGCGCCGAAGCAACCGGCAGTAACGGTCCCACCATCGGTAAGGGCGGGGGACGTGTTATACACGGTGAGCGACGAAGCGGCACGACGCCAAGCAGCGGGGAGCGAGGAGGTAGAGAAACCGGGGGTAAGGATGACTTCTTCACCATCTGCGGAGGCAGAGTAAGGGTCATATAGGGCGGGGGCAGCGATGCGTCGGCCTGCCCAAGTGGAACCAGCCGTGGGGACGGTGGGTTGGTGCTGCATAACGGAATGAGTGGCGATGAGGGACGTAGAGTAGGAGGCAAACTCCCACACGGCGGTCGGTCCGGAGTCCCGAATGCCGATGAGAGCTGACGGCCCATCACCATTGGCGGATATGATAATGCAGTCCCAGGTGTTTCCGCTGGTACTGGTGACATCGACTTCTCGGATGTATTCGGCGACAGCAGTGGGTCGGGCTCCCCCGTCAGGGAGACCATGCTTGGGCCGGACATTGAGAGCCGGATGGATAGCACGTACCAGCCAGTCGCGTCCGGCTGGAGTGATGCCTGCAGCAGCGCAGGCGGCGTCGATTTTTGAAATAGTGGCGTTAGAATTGGTAGAAGAGGAGGAAGCAAGCTGTATTCGCGAAGATCCCAACAGTAGGGCAAGTGCAATAGCTCAATCGCACATCGCTACACCCATCCATTGGATGGGTACAACCAGTCATTTTCGTATGTAAGGGCCCTGGACCCGCTAGGGACTTCGCCTTGATGCTTTACGCAACATGTTTAAACAGCAACATACAGCTGTTATACACCATGAAATTGGTCGAACGTTGCGTGGTGAAGGCAAAGCCGAAAACGACGGAGACAGCCGCCAACAGGAACTGGAATTTCTACCGCCCACCAGAGGGCAAAATCAACTCACCGCACTTCACACGGCAAATGGTCCAAAGGGCAATTCGAGAGTGGCCGGTCATCCAAACCGGCGGTGTCATGTGAAATGATGACATCGGTGACCCAGTGACGAATCAAAGAAACACTGGGACCCACATCGCGAATTAGCTGTTCGACTTCCAACAAGTCGGCAACTGCAACACCATAACGAATAGCAAAATGATCGTATATTCCAGACGAACACAATTGCTCAGTGCTGTCGAAATTATACTTAAACTTTGGTTCTGCACTCGTCACGATGTGCACCCGTAAAAACTCGCCAATTATAGGCATTGAATGGCAAGTTGGATATAGTCCACGCGCAACGGAAGTGACATACTCAAGTCGCTTCTTTTTCGGGATGTCCTTAACAGTCCAAAATAATTTGACCAACAGACGTCCCGGCTTGGGCGCAAACATAAAATTAACGTCTCCGGGGAACCACACCCCAGAGACGAAAGACACATCATATGGAGAATGAAACTTACGGAACTCGGGTCGAATTCCATGTTCGCTCTCGACTGCCGCAAGCCGAGCGCTATCAAAATCTCCACTAATTGCTACAAGGGCATCATCCCCATTCACAATTATCGATGCTCTTAACCCACATCGGTAACACGACTCGGCCAAGATGGCGGCGTTGACAAGTGAGTTACTCAACGACGTATCATTATGGCCAGAACGCCTCGTGAACCGAACACGCCAGCGGATCCGCGATCCCTGGCTATGAAATGTATTGACCGTCACGGAACAGGCATCCAAAAACGTGACCACATCCGGCCCCGCCAAGGAGTAAATAGCCATACACAATTTGTGGTGTTGTTCGTTCATGGTCGAATCCCAATTCGAACCATCACGTTCATAAAACCAACAGTTTTGGTGTCGGGCCATCGCCTCGGTCATCCATCTCGCAAACCCCGGCCCATTGAGCCCAGACCCGAACGTAACATCAATTTCAGGGTATCCGGACGCCATAAACCACATAACTTTGCTCGCGGCCTTCTGCAGCGCACAAATAGTGGGGGCCATAAACGCCTGGGTGATACCATTCACATAGCACTGAATGCCACGCGCCTTCGTCGGGCGCTTAAGGGACACTTCACGCTTAATAAATGCATCACATTGACCAGGCAGCAACTCGTCATGAAACATCGAGTAATTAATGGCCAATCTTTTCACTAAAGGCCAACGTAATATCCATTCTTCTGCCAGAATACTCATTTCCAGCATAAAATTCATCTCGATAGCGGCACGAGTCGCTATAATAAACGGGTCATAACAACCACCCCGAGCCAAATAGGGCGGCTGCGGCGCACAATGACGCTTAGCAATCGCGTTGTCCATGTTGTGGCCGCACCCACGACAGACAAACGCAACCCCAAACGATGCGCCTAATAAAGTGGCACCCCGCCCTGCTTTACAATCATTGGCTACAACACGCTTGACATAATTGGCGTGTGTTCCTAAAGCAGTCTGAGCACGGGGCCCAAGACAGAAGTTCGGGGCATGCGGGGTGATCGGCGTTGACCACCCAAAAGGTATATCCAGATTTTCTACATCCAAGTACCCATCGGCGTCCAACACGCCCACACACGCCCCTAGTTCCTATGCACGCAACGCGGCCCGAGAATACCGACCATAACTCAGGACACACAAGCGCTCCAACTCCGCAATACGTCGGGGCGCAGTGGCTTCATCAATATCCCATTCAGCAAACCACTCTGCAATAGGACGAAAGACGGTGAATTCATGCGCTATCACCGCACTAACAGTTCGGCCCCACCTAGCTACGTAGGCACCGACCCAAGAATGAAGCCATGAAGAAACCGCATCACGCGGCGACACAAGGCCATTAACGACGTCACTAATCACGGCCTGGTCACGCGCAAAACGCGCAAGACGGGCCATCGAATTATAGGTTTGCTCCTTCTGTTCACCCATAATTTTAATGACGTAATTCACATCACACTCGCAACTCACTGCGATAACATTCGCATGTCGCGCCATCAACATGGCACGAGCATGTGGTGTGTGCTGATGCGCAGCAATGGCCAACATGTTTGCCGCGACGCGGGCTAACACCTTCGCGCACACTGCTTCGTCGGGGAGGATATACTGCGCGACATCCTCCACTACAATTGGGCCACGTGCAGCCAAACAATTGCAAATACAACGAACCAGTCGCAACAAGGTCAACCAAAGGGTGATCTTGCGAACGACGACAAACAAATCAAACAAATAAATAGGCCACAATGGTATGGCGCGCAACGTCCCCAACTCATAAGGAATGTCGCTCGGCACCCAATCATCGGGCATCTCATCATACATTGGGCGGGCAAGGATTTCAACGATACGATACAATGTTCTATAATCGAAGCAAAACCGAAGCAGGAACGAAAACAAGGAAAGCACAATGAACAAAATGTGCAGTGATAAAATACGCCTCCAAATACGCGTAAACACAACCCAAGTCTCGACCCACGCACGCCACCCACCATAAATAAGTTGGATGTAGCGTAGAAGCCTAATTGCCAACCCGCGGACAAAATCCGAAATTCCCCGCGGGGGGCGTACGTCAGCAGGATCGGGAACGTACAAAATAGGCACTTCATACACAAGATTAACTGGTTGTTGCATCTCGGCTATAACCTGAGGCGGCACGATTCCCAACTCACGCCAAATTTGCCCCACCGGTCCTTCGTCTAGCACATTGTCAGTCAAACTCTGACAAGCGCCACAACGAAAATAACGGCTTTGATTCGCACGCAACAATGCAACAATACATCCAATACAATACAAATGGCCACATGTCGTGATGATCGGATACGTCACGACAACCTTACAAACCAAACACTCGGTCGATCCATAGTGGCCTAATATAACACGGGCGCCGGGCCCAGCAACCGGGACACGTTGCCCGATGGGCGCTTGGTAACCAAGCGCACGACGGACAGTGTCCCAGAGATGCGCGGTATCCAAGCGCAGCTGAGCCCAATCATAATTTCCATTAAGAGCGTGCATGAGAGCGTTTCTTTGACGCCGCGTCACACCCCAATCCTGCACAGGAGGGGAAAAAACGAGCATCCAAAGCAACGAATGAGCACGAGCCACGCTCAACCCCAACTCCGCACAAGCTAACTCGGCTTGTGTGAACTCGAAATTTTGTTCGTCAGGGTGGACCAAATTAAATAAATACATACATGAAGCGATGGGAGGTGACTGGGTCTCACCAAGGCTTATTGAACGACGGCGCATAGGGACCCCACTTGGTTGGAGAGCAGGTCCACTATCTTCAACGCTTCCACCCTCGGATGAACACAAGGGGACGTCGGAAAGCGAACAGTCAACATTTGACTGGTCGGACAAACGGGGGGTGTTTGGTAAGGCCGGGACATGGTCATCCACAATCTCGGCCAAATGTTCGCCCCCCTCTAATCTAATGTAGTCTATTAGACTACCGGCAGCCGGTCCGTCAAGGGGACCAACTGTTGCTCGCACAGAGCTAGCTTCCTGATCATTCGGTACGGTACAAATAATCATGAAAGGGTGACCGTATTCTCTCCCAGTGAGGCGGCAGTGGGGATACCACAAAAAGTTTTCAAAGTTTAAAGTTTACAACGGACAATAGGACATGAAGGACACAGGTTTCTAAGTAACTGCTGGACGGACCCACTCCCTTGACGGGTGGGCCATATGCTTGCCAAAGGACTTACACACTAACGGTTGGTACCTGGACGCAATTTGGTGCAACGCCACGCTAACCATTACAAAGTTACAACTGATCTCAGCATTATTCATGCTGGGTGAACTCATCACCATTCAACTAAAAACTACTAAACAAGCTGAACATAAATAAACATAACAATAAACAAAAAGTCAACAAATAAATAAACGAAACAAAAGTTAACAAATAAATATAAACAAATAAACGAAACAAAAGTTAACAAATAAATAAACAAGACAATATGATAATATACGCAAATAAATATTAAATATTTCGAAACTACAACGGCTGCTAATATGCCGAACCAAGTAGTCTCGCCGTGCTTTCGCACGACACAAAATTGCGCGG